TGACGGCAGCTATCTCGTACCATGCGTGTTAATGGCCTGTTAGGAGAAGTAAATGCCATACATAGGTAAATCCCCCGCAGTAGGTTTCCGCAACCGCTTCGTATATCAGGCGACTGCGGGGCAGACCTCGTTTAGTGGCAGTGATGCCGACAGTAAGGTCTTGACGTATCAGGACAGCCTGTACATGGACGTGTATCAGAACGGTGTGTTGCTGAAGCCCGGTACGGACTACACAGCCACCACCGGCACAACGGTTGTCTTGGTCACGGGTGCGTCCCTGAACGACGTGGTGGAGATGGTCATCTATGATACTTTCTCTGTGGCGAACTCGTATACAAAGACGGAGAGCGATACCCGCTACCCATTCAAGGGCAACAATTCGATCATCCGCTTGAACGGTCAGACCATCAGCGCAGACATCACGATTGACAGCGACGAGAACGGTGTGTCGGCTGGCCCGATTACGCAGAGTGCCACTGTCACTGTTAACGGATATTGGAGCATCGTATGACCAGCGTTCTTAATGTAGACACGATTGCAGATAAGGCGGGTACGGGGCCGGTAGGGCTGACGAAGCAACAGGCAGCAAAAGTTTGGGCGAACATTAACGCAGGAACAGCTAGAGATACATTCAATATTTCCGGCGTTGTAGATGACGGAACTGGTTTGTATTCTGTAGATTTCACTAGCAATATGAGTGATGGAAATTATGCAGCACCGGGCTGTGCTACATTTTTTGGAAACGATAGCGCAACCGGATTGGTCTACGCTATGCGTACATCAAGTAATGTATACACAGAACACGCCTCGAATGGTTTTGCCCTAAGAATATCAGACAATAACACTGACAGTGCTTTAGACAGCGGTTCAGTTGAGTTGACCGTAATGGGAGACCTCGCATAATGGCAAGCATACTCAAAGTCGATACAATCACAGGGGTAGCCACGGCTGGGTCTATTGCGATTACCGGCGAGGGCAACTCGACCACAACGAATTTGCAGCAGGGGCTGGCAAAGGCGTGGGTTCAAGCTGTTGGTGCAGGCACCAGTTACAACGATAGTTTTAACACAAGTTCTTTGACTGATGTAGGCGCTGGAAACATTAGAGTCACTTACACAAACAATATGTCTAATGATGATTCTGCTTTTACTCTAGGGCATCAGTATCAGTCTTTAAGTGGTTCGTCAGCTTTTGCTGCAAATGCAGGTGCCATGACAACTTCAACACATGAACACTCCCACTATCAGAACGGGTCTTTAGCAGACCCCGTAAAATATAGTGGTGCAATTCACGGAGACCTCGCATGACAGTGACCCCAGAGTTTCAAGGCACACATCTATGGGACAGGCTCTGCTGGGCCAAAGAAAACCTTGACGGTGTGCAGTCAGACTATCGGGTTGTCTATGAGGACAGCATTGATGAATGTGCAAAGATACTGGTTCCTGACCCTAACTGGATGGCGTGTGCCTTGCAGGGTGGCATCCTCCCCCCGGTAGAAGTGTACTGGGAGTTGGCAAAGGACGAAGCCCAGCCCGACTTCAAACGGCACACTCGTGGCTTTCTGCTGCACAACACCAAGCCTGTCGATGCGATGACAGAAGAACAGGCGATTGAGTATCTGATTATGAAAGACGTACCACAGTCCGTATGGCGGGTGTGGAACGAGGGCAACAAACCGAAGATGGTTATCTGCCACAAGGAACAGCTTCCCGGCACACGAGAGTGGCGCAATGCTTGGAAGATTACTGAAGAACTTGGCGTCACAGATTTAGCAGCCTAGAAGGAGAAACCTAATGGCAACAACATACATCGTAGATAAGGACGGGAATCAGATTGATGCCGCTTCGGCTACCGTTCCTTCTGACCGTCACTTTCGTGGTGCATGGTCATTGAGTGGCAGCGTCATCTCTGAAGACATGACAGCAGCCAAAGTAATCTTCAAGGACAAAATCCGTGAGGTACGTGCGCCACTGCTTGAGGCAGAGGACGTGGTGTACATGAAGGCTTTGGAAGCCGCTGATAGCACAGCACAAGCCGCTTCTGTAGCAAAGAAGAAGGCATTGCGTGATGCACCTGCCGCATCTGCAATTACTAACGCAGACACGATTGCAAAGCTGAAGGCAGCTTGGGATACGTCTGTACTTGGCGATAGCCCTTACGCATAAGGAGGTAGACGGTGGCACTGACAAAAATCACTGGTGAAGGCGTTGGTGCCATTGATAACCTGACCGTTGACACCAACACACTCAAGGTCGATGCGACTAACAACCGTGTGGGCATCGGAACGACACCTTCATACACGCTAGACATTCACGGCGTAACAGCAATCAAGGATGGCGAAAGCCTAACTTGGCAGGGTAATGCCCAGCTTTCATCAGCCATAGTTGGCAGTGGTAGCAATACAAGATTGCAATTTTGGACATCTGCGAATGAGAGGATGCGTATCGATGGAAGCGGCAACGTATTAGTAAACCAAAGTTCATCGACTACACCGGGAGTTGGTAACACAACGGCAGGAATTGCTTTGAACAGTGCCAATTTACTTTGTGTATCACGGTCAGGTGATACGCCTGTTTCAATCAATAGAAGCAGCGACGATGGTACTCTTACAGATTTCCGTCAGGCCGGAACAATTGAAGGCAGCATATCCGTGTCTGGAACAACTGTTTCATACAACGGTGGTCACCTGTCCCGCTGGTCACAGGCCACAGACGGCAATCGCATAGACGGTCTGATTAAAGGCACCGTGATGACCAACCTCGACCAGATGGCTGAGTGGACAAAGGATGGTGTGACAGAAGACAATGAACAGCTTAACTGTATGGCCGTGTCGTCTGTTGAGGGTGACGCAAACGTGGCCGGTGTGTTCGTGAACTGGGACGATGACGACAAGGACTATACTGCGGATATGAATGTCGCAATGACTGGTGACATGGTCATCCGCATTGCCAAAGACACGACAGTAGCACGAGGCGACTTGCTGATGTCAGCCGGTGACGGCACAGCCAAGCCGCAGGGTGATGACATTGTTCGCAGCAAGACGATTGCGAAAGTTACCAGCATCACTAAGTCACACACCTACGATGACGGCAGCTATCTCGTACCATGCGTGTTAATGGCCTGTTAGGAGAAGTAAATGCCATACATAGGTAAATCCCCCGCAGTAGGTTTCCGCAACCGCTT